GTAAATTCTGTGCTTGTAGTCCGAAGCGTTTAATATTTCGGGCTGCAAGTAAATCTCTGTCATTCAAAGTTCCACACTTGGGACAAGTCCACTTGCGGTCGGAAAGTTTAAGTTCTCTATTTATATATCCGCACTCACACATCTTTGAAGACGGTTCAAAGCGACCTATGCGAATTAAAGTCTTTCCGTACCATTCACACTTGTATTCAAGCATGGAGAAGAAAGTAGCCCAACCAACAGAGCCTATTGAACGTGCAAGCTTGTGATTTTTCATCATGCCGTCAATGTTCAAGTCCTCTATGATTATCGCTTGGTTTTCGCGAACGAGCTTTGTACTTACTTTGTGTAAGAAGTCTGTCCGTTGGTTGGTTACTTTCTCGTATTGTCTTGCTAACTGCTTTCTAAGTCTTTCATGTCTGTTTCCTCCCTTCTTGGATTTACTGAAACGCTTTTGGATTATCTTCAATCGGTCAGTAGCTTTTTCAAGATATTTAGGGTTTTGAAATACGTCCCCATTGGAACATACTGCAAAGTCCTTTATTCCCACATCTATGCCGATTGTACCCTCATAAGTTATCGGTTCTTTAGATGGAAGTTCTTTCCCATCCTCTACCAATACACTGACATAGTATTTATCTGTCTTGGTTTTAGATACCGTGACAGACCTTACATCTCCTTCAAACTTTTTATTCTCAGACAGCTTCACCCATCCGATTTTAGGAAGTTTAATTCGGTTGTTATCCAAGTCTACTTCTACTGAGTTGATAGCCTTATATGCTGCTCTACTTTTGTGTTTGGACTTGAATTTAGGAAAGCCTTTCTTCTCACGGAAGAATCTTGTAAACGCGCTGTCCAAGTTCCGGATAGACTGCTGCAAACACTCATTGCTCACTTCTTTCAGCCACTCCATGCCTTTCTCCTTCTTCAAGTCGGTAAGCATCTTACATAGGTCAACCGCATTTATCCGTTTCCCTTCGCTCTGATAGGCTTCTATCCGCTTTGCCAAAGCCCAATTATAGATAAAGCGTACACACCCAAAGGACTTCTCAAAGAATATCCTCTGTTCCTTTGTAGGCTTCAATCTATATTTATAGGCTTTCAACATATATGCGTCTTTAGTTCAGTACAAAGATAAGATATTATAAACTAAAAAGCAAATGTTTTACTTTATTTAAGTGTTCTAATAAACTTTTGAATGCCTAAGAATAGGATAACGAGAATGACTGCTATGTTAGTGTAGCAGATGGTCAGAAACGCGGAGTTCGATGTGAATATTGCATCTAAATACTCACGTTGTATTAATACTGCAAATATGTAAAGTACGCCTAATAAGTATTTCCAACAGAAATGTAATGAAATAGCTAATAATAAAAGTAGTATCGCAGCTATTAAAGTAATCTTAACGTATAAAGTTATAGAGAACGATATTGGAGTAAATAAATAAGCATATCCGTCCATCCCCTCAAAGAAGTCATTATTGTAATATGCTATTAACTTTTCTGAATAGTCAATCAAAAGCAATAGACATAATACATAAACAACATATTTAGTAAGCACAATAAGTAGCTTTCTAAATAATGGAGATAATGACCATATGTATTTATTTAGAGTATTCATTTCTTAACTTCAACTTTGATTGTATCGGCTTTAACCGTATCTTTCTTAGTAGTCTTAATCCTAAACCTAATATCACCTACATTAGTATCATGGTATCTTGGATGAGGATGAAGTTTTGGGTCTACTACTATCGGCATCTTTCTCTTCGTAGTGTCAGACGGAATACTATCGTTCTTCGTCTTCACATTCACTTTTATCTTCACCATCTTCTACTTTTATTAAATGACCCTTTTTATTTCCATAGGCAAAGTGACGGGCTTCGACTTTATTATTAGCTATCATGTAATAGATAGCCGAAGTAGTCTTGCCAATTCTCCTTGCGTATTCTTTTACGCTTATCCACTTTTCCATAATGGTTCTTATTTTTGTCCCGTACTACCATATCCGTTAGCACCTCTGTCGGTATCAGAAAGCTCTTCCACTTCCTCCCATTCGATTGGTAAGGTAATGCCTATCTTAGCTTGGACTATTCTTTTTCCTACTTCGTACTTTGGCATGGAGGGCATAACATGATAAAATACAGCTGACATCTCACCACGGTAAAGTTCATCAATAGTTCCCTCACAGTTGGATAAGACCATACCAGTTTTCCATACGCTGCTTCTCGGTCTAAGGTCAAGCGACAAATGAAAAGGGCACTTGGATAAATCTATATCCGTGTTCAATCCCATATCTATAGTAGAACCTTTCAATATAGTTTCCCAATCTCTTTCCATTTCTATCGCAATGCCTAATCCATACTTATAAACGTTAGGTGCAATTTCCTCGCATGAAGTAGCGTATAAGTCCCAGCAAAAGTCAGATGGGTATTTCTTGAATGGTGAAGGAACTGATTTATCCAGCTTCTTAAATTTTATCTTCATTGTAAATTTGGTTTTGATTACAGTGACAAAAGTAGCTGAAATTTTGGAAAGTTCCAAAAAAAGAGGTCGTAATTGTGTTAAAAGAAAGAGAGAAAGCACGATTGTTACTCCCTCCCTTTCGACTTAAAATAAACGAGATTACAAACTACAAGTTCACAATATCCACATAGTTAGATTCAACAACTCGTTCGATTCTCCAATCAGCCATTGAAGCGGACATAGCTTCTTTGACAGTGTTTGTTGCCTCTTCTGTTGTATCAGCTTCAACAATCAACATGCAAGGTGTCTTCTTCTCGTCACCATCGTCATTCAGAGTAATGTAGTTGAGCTTTACCATAAACAGCTTCTTGTCCTCCTTGTCCTTATCTCCCAAAAATTCTTGGAAGTTCGTCCGTCCAACTGCAAGAACTGAAAACTCTTCTGCTTGGTAGATAGACAGTTCTTCATTCATCAGCTTTTCGCATTCCGTGCAACTCATAGCGTTTACAAGATACTTTTCTGTTACTCTCTTTTGCTTGCCTCTTTCGTTGATTTTAACGTAAGAAACTTTTGCTTCCATTAATTGTACTAACATGATTAATTCTTTTAATTGATTAAAAACTAAAGTTATTTATTCCTACCCACCCGACTACTCTGAATCGGCAGATAGTGCTTATTATTTTGCTACTATATTCCGGTGAATACATGAACCAATTACCTAATAGATATTCCCCGTGAAAAATCATATTATTTTCGCAGAGGAATAGAACTTCTTCGCCTTCTTTCGGTAAATACTGCTCTATTTTCGTAAATTCGATTTTATTTTCCATTTTAAAAGGGTAATTCCTGCAATTCGTTACCAAACGGTAATTGATTGCTCATATTGTCATATATGTCTTGTAAGTCAGAAACATCAGATTCGGGTGTCGGTTCAAATGTCAATTGTGCTGGTTGCTCCTGCCAGCCATAGACAATGTTCTCTGATATTTCGTTCTTTAGCCTACGGGATTCGACTTCAAAGTACATGCCTACCAATAAGTCTATCACTCCCATACTTCGGTTCTTGCAGACTTCAATTACAGAGTTATACTTTAGATATGGGATAACTTTGTCCTTACCGAAAAACTCCCCTGCCCTCTGCTCAAAGTCTTTTCCTATTCGATGTATAATGATAACTGAATCCGCAAGGTTTGTTAGGTCTGCTGTGCCGGATATACTTTCTTTCCGTAAGAAACCGCCTTCTTTTCTTGGATGACAGACAAGGATAACATGTATGTTCTTTGCTTTAGCGTATTCCTTTAAGTCATTTATAAACCTTGTCTGCTGTGTGTACTTATCTCCGTCATAACTATCAATCTGCAATGCCATTAAGTTGTCAAGCACAATAAGCTGTGTTCCTTCATTCTCCACAAGTGTTTTTATGTCTGCAAACAGTTGTTGCCATTTACTTCCATAGTTGTTATTATAGAGAAATAGCTTACCTTCCAGCCATTTGTTGATTTGGTTAGCTATATTCTTTGGAGCATAGTAGTAGTTTTCATACCCCTCTTTTTTGCATACATAATTTTTACCAGCAGATATTTGGTCTATCCAGCTTTGAAAGCGAAAGTCCTGCAATTCTCCCGACCAAATCCCGACCTTGTAACCACGTTGTACAGCATTCAGAACAACACAATCTATCCAAGAGGTCTTGCCCGACCCACTGAGACCAGACAATACAGTTACATCTCCCATCAATAGTCCGATGATTTTTTTGTCAAGTTCTTTATATCCCGTAGGAATAGCTACCAACTTACTCATATCCACATACTGTACATCAGTCATAGCCAGCCATTTCTTTCCCTTAGCGGAATCCTCCTTCTTTGGCACAAAAGGTTCTTTCTTTTGGGAAGAGTAGTATTGCATCTTATGCTCGTGCCTTTGGTATTCCTTGTGGTCGTAAGCATCCGGCTCAAACTTCAACCGAAAGTCCTTCCACGTATATTGAGAACAACTTGAATGCAGGCACTTAAAGCCAAGTCCTCCATTAGACATTTCAAAGATTGCTGAATCCGGAGCACGGTGTGAACTATTGAATGGGCATTCGTCAAGTATGTACTTTGTAAACGATGATGTCCTTACAATGTTTCTTACTGAGATGTGGTGTTTATTCAGAAATGCTTCTAAGTCAAACTTCTCATTGCTGTAGTAGTTACTCTTACTTGGTTGTTCCGGCTTCGGGAGCATAGCAGCAACTTTGGCAAAGTATTCGTTTGGAGTTATTTTAACTTCATCTGGTATTCTTAGTATCTTACTTTCCCTTTGAGGACGTTTCTTGGTATTACTTCCCTTTCTACTAAATGTTCCGTAAAGTTTACAAATGCGGCTTGAATTGAACGTACTACAATCAATCTCCACATTCGGATTAGAGAATAGCATATCAAGAACTTGCAGGAACTCTTTACAGATTGTAGTATTCTCATTGCTATTCTTCATGGCTATTTTGTACAACAGATGGAAACCATTACCACTATCACATACTACTGGTTTTTCAAAGCCTTCATCCCGTAGGAACTTAAATACATTGTTGACTACTTCTTTCGCCATCTCCTTCTCTTCATCAGTTGAGTTTGTGTCTGATGGCTTCTTTGTGTCTATGTCTATCAATATCCAATCTCTTCCAACAATGTCATTATCAGAAGTTGTTGACTTAGGTTTGGTAACAATCCTATCATGCTGCTCTCTGTCATAACATGCTGGATTGATAGCATTCAATGTGAAGTAGATATTGCAGTTATCATACTTCCTAATTTCGTTGAGCAGGGTATCAACATCGGTAAAGTAGCCGGAATAGGTTCGTTTATAAGCATTGTCTACTATACGAACTTCGACCAATTCTTCACCCGATTTAAAGGTATCATACCATTGTCTAATAGTTATTTCATTCATGGTAGTTCCTCCCTTAATTTATCTAATAGTTCTTGTGCGCAGGCTTTTGCATAATCAATACTATCAGTACAAATATCGCTTGCTACAAATGTTTTTATCGAAATCCATCCGCACCACCAAGTATTCATCTGTACATCAAAGATGTTCTTATAAATGCCATAGTTTTCAATTCTATACTTTCTCATACAGTTATTGTTTAAAGTGTTCAATCAGTTCGTTCACGGAGGCTTTATGCCACTTATCAAATAGTATTTCCGGTTTGTCTTGGTAGTGCATTCCTACTTTCAGATATTGGCATAAGAACCAATCCTCCCCCATCCGTGAACCATTGGCTATCGTCTGTATCATATCTCAATGCAGCAATGGCAAGAAACAAGAACTCATTAGCTCCACAATCGACCCTTCCTTTCTTGGTGACAGTATCTACATTATATATCACCCCATATAAATTCCCATAGAACGTAATGATTGCTCTTCCTTCTTCAATACTTTTATGACTTCCCTTGCCATCATAATTATGTGCATCTAAAGTTGTATCACCAGAATTAAGTAGTTTATATCTCAACTCTTCCAGCTTCTTTCTAAGCTCTGGTGTATTCTTTCGTATAAAACACGGTGTTGTAAATCCCATAGTTATTCTCCTTTCAGTTTCTTTATTAGTGCGTCAGCAAGTTCTACAGACCATGATACTACATCTGGATATAGTATGCCGCACTCAGTTATACCCTTTTTTATGCTGTAGTTTAACAAACTCTGTAGAATAATCTTTCGCCAGTTCGTAGCGTCGCTTTTCCCAATCAATGGCTGAATTTCCAAGATTTAAAAAATCAAGTTCACACTCTCTGAAAACCTTATTATCACATACATATAGGTTATCTCCGTTATATAGCGCATTGATATTTATTCTCGGAGTTACATCTATTAAAACTCCGGTTTCTTTTATTCTTGCTTTCATACCTTATTGTATTTTTCGTCACATTCTTCACAATGTAGTTTATAGGCGTATGCCAATGCTTTTAGGGTAATGGGTTCAATGGTGAAATCGTACTGATTATCTCCATATACGATAGATACAGCTAAATCCCTATCTACAAAATTAATGTATGCTATTGCATCATTATCTCCTCTTATTTGAATCGTTTGGGTTTCCATATCAATATTTCTTTTTAAGTTTTAGAGATAACATTACTCTATCCCATAAAACTAAATAGCTATCCCAATAATCCCCAAAGTTGAAATAGTACCAACTCATTTGTATATACCATATTGGCAAATAGACAATGAATATAGCGAGCCATAAAGGGATTAATAGCCATCGAAGTATTAGTCTTATTTTACTCATATATCAATTAGTTTTAGAAGTTACACCTAAACATAACACTTTGCATGATACTCCAATATCATCAAATTCTAAAGTAAGATATTCAGTGTCGTAAGGATAAGGGTATCTGCATCCCTTCAATTCTTCGTCAGACAGTTCGCGCCTAACTCGCATTTCGATTTCGTAATCATCGGAAATATTTTCAATAATTTTTCTAAGTTGTCCTACATTTTTTATTTCCATATCAATCTCCTTTCTCTTTAATAACCATATCTCTAATACTACGTTGACCGAAAAAAGGATAAGTGATTGTTCCACCATAGAACTCAATGGTGTCGCCATCAATGGTTATTGCAGTGCCACTCTTCACATGATAAGATTTACTATCACAAGATGATAGTATCAGCATTAAACTGGCAAATAAAAGTATCTTCTTCATATTAATCTCCTTTCTCTTTCATTCGTTATTTTCTATAACAAGCCAATCATCTACTGCCATGAGTTCTGGGTCTTCTCCAAACCTAATAATATCATCTTTATCTGCCATATAACCCAAAGGGCATGTTGAAGCAAGGCATTTTCCTTGGAATTTAATTCCAAAAGCTTCACGATTCTTATTCAAAATAAATCTTCCCTTTTTCAAAAACTTCTTGGCAAGCCTACGGTTACATTTTATGTTTCTTTTAGTAAGTCTTATTGCCACAATTCTATAAGCTTTATACCAGTCAATTATATCTCCATTATAAATATATTCTCCATCGTCACAATCCTTATGATTGCATCCATACCCACCATTTACTGATGTATCAGATGTAAAAAAGCCGCAACGTGAACATAGATTATCAATGTGAATTAGTTCTTCCATAAAATTTCTATTTTAATCGTTGTAACACATCTTTGTTCGCTTCGAGGATTTCGTCAAAGGTGGGATATTCCTCTTTACCAACATAGTAAAATGTTAGACATCTACTAACCATAGGAGAGTGTCTTTTTAACGCATTAAAAATAGATGTAGAGGGAATATTCATTTTAACTGAAGCTTCTTTGATTGAATTAAAGATATAAGCTGTTTCTCCGTATATACAACAAACAGCCCTTCTATAACTATCAGTTGCGTGCCCATAAGAATTATTGTAAGACCTTGTACACCATTCCAAGTTGTGAACGCTATTATTTAAAGGGTTCTCGTCTTTATGGTTTACCATTTCTAAGTTTAACGGATTTGGTATAAATGCTTTTGCAACAAGTCTATGAACAAACATAAGTTTCGATTTCCCATCTACGCTAATTGCCACTTGTACATATCCATGAGAATCAATAGAACCTTTCATTACTCTTGGGTATGCCCGTTTGCCGCATCTGCTAAAAAGACTTCTAACACGCCCGAAGTTACTAACTTGATACCCAAATACTCCTTCTACATCTTTCCATATCTCTTTCATAGCTACTCTTTTGATGATTTGTAATTATTGTCGAAATAGGGTGATATGACACCAATGGGTTGGTTTACCATTGTGACATTTCCATTTTCCATTTATAACAAAAGCCACCTCATAAAGACTTTTACCTTCATACTCAGACCTAACTAAAACACTTGTTAATTCTTCCGGCAACCGTTCCTTAACGCTTATCCACGGTGATTGCTTTGCCTGCCATTCGGCACCCTTTATAAATGCAGCTTCTGCAATTTCATCATATGTAATCCCATGATTAGGGCACTCATCTATTGAGTGATATTGGGCATATACACCCATTGATTGGGCAGTTGTACGTCTGCACTCTTTAGCTGCTTCTTCTACTGTCTGTTTCATAATCATCTGGTTATAGTAGTTCTTTTATTAAATAAAACCATAAGTATCAAGGCAAAGGCAACTTTCAATAACCGCTTTTTACCAACAATTACAATGTTGCTTCTATTTAGCCCGTCATAAGTCATTATGCTATAACTTTTTCGATATGGAGCTATGCACCTATAGATATAAATTTTGGTAAGTGTATATTTCATAATCATTAAGTAAATGGTTCATCACTAAGATTAATTACTCCCTTATCAGTAAACTCGTAACCAATGTATGTAGCAAAACTTCCATTTAAGACATACCAATCTGTTTGATTATCATCATCGCTGTGTGCGAAAAGTAGGTCATTTGTTACATTCTTATCCCTCTTTAAGCCCACGAAATAGTTGTTATTATAGAAACTAATTTCGGGAATATACTTGAATGCGCTTGTATCTATACCATCGTAGATACCGTACTTCTTTTTAAATTTCTCGTCCATAATTATTCAATTTTATAAGTTTCTAACATACATTGTTCACATTGATGAAAAAAATCATTTTCTTTCAACTTTAAAGCAATTTCATAAGCTATATCATACGCCAGTTCGTCTAAATCCTCGTCCAAGTAATATGTCTCGTCTTGCAGGTAGGCGAAATCTTCATCTTGTTCAATTTGTTTTTTGAAGTAATCAAATCCAACTTTTTCATCTTCAAAGAAATCAGTCCATATCCAACTATTTTTGTTAATGTCGTTAAATTGACGTTTGAGGGATTGATATGCTAATCTTAAAAGTTCTTCATTCATAGTTATTCTCTCTTATTTAAATAAATCAAGTTGTGTATGTTTTTGTACTTTCCCAAGTATGAAGTCGCAAATGAAATTCCTTGCGTAGTCCGGTGAAATCATTGACCGTTCTTCGGAACAAATTCCTGCTTTCTTTCCCTTTTTACTTTTCATTATTGTTTTAGTTTGTATTGGCTTCTGATAACTTCTTCCATTTGTTGGTTTACAGTTTACAAACCAATAAGCTGTTGGTTTTTTAAAATAGTCACCTCTTTTTGTTCTATCTTTGTCAATAAAAGTATAAGGTATGAAATTACCTGGAAATAAAAGATAATGCGGCTGTGTAGCAGGATTTTCGACTATCAATCTTAAACCTTTCAAATCACAAACAGCAAACAATTTATATAATAGCATATAGAATTTATTTCTATTATTTACCCTTTCTAATACTATACTATATTGCTCTTTTTTATCTTTATGATAAAGATTCTTGGTTGCCATTTGATAGTAATTAGCCTGCATGCATTCAAAGTAAATGCAAGGAAAGAAAGCAATAATTAAATCATCTTTCGTGATATTATTAAATATGCTTTCCTCTTCATCATATGCTTTTTCAATCTCTACAAACAAGTCTATCTGATAGTCAGTCTTTCCGAATGAATTTTGTATATCATAATCGAAAGAATCATATCCAATTTTTCTAAACTCGTCACGGAATGTTGCGCTTTGTTCAAATAAGCAATGTACTTTCCCTTTTATTTCCATATTTTATTCCTCCTTAATTTCTTCAAACAAAACATTTTGTTTATCACTTCTTTGTAAAAATAAACAAATAGCCTTTGAACATTCTATATATCTTGATTTATGATTGAAATAACAATCGCAACACTCTTCAAACGTAGCTTTCTTTCTAACCTTCAATTTGACACCATTATATTTAAAAACTTCTCCGATTTTCCTTTCCCCTTCCATAATCTCATATAAGTTCTAAAGTTCTTTGTATTCCAGCTTCCAATGCTTCTTCATATGTGTTCCAATTACCACCATCGTTTGGACCTTCAAAATCGGAACTGAGCATATGGGTTCCATCAACTTTAGATATTTCATACCCATAACCCGAAGCACTATTAAATATACATACATACAAATCCTTTACTTCGCGCAACCATCTATGCGCAATAGATTGTGTAGGTGCAGAATATCCTACTCCTATCTCGTCTATGAAAAAATTTGTTGTATTCAAAGGCATTAAATGTAAATCTTCATCTGCATAAGCATATTTACAAAACTCATTAAATCCTTTCTTTTTCAACAACTTAGATGTTTCTAATGTCACAAATTCTTCCTTCATAATCATATAAATAATGCGATTATTAAAACAATAGTTGTAACGAAAAATATCAATGCAAGACATTTCCATATTTTTGCAGTAGCCTCCAAACCGTGTTTCCGCTTGTCAAACTCGCTTAACGCATAATTCAAAGCCTCGTCTTTCAGTCCTTTAAACTTATCATTCAAAGCCTCGGTTATATCGTCTGCGATAACATGCTTCACCTTTTCTGACACGGATTCCGGATATCCTCTTTCCTCATAGTTCAATTCACTCAACAAGTCATAATGAAATATATAAGGTATTCCGTTCACTTCGTAGGAAAGTTTAATACCGCTATCTTTCACGTATTCCAAAAAACGCTTCTCCACCATAGCTTCTATCTCACTGTCTGTCATTTCAGCCTTTTTCTTTATCCGGTAAAACTCCTTTTCGTCTACAATGAGAATCTGGTTTTCCGGCTTCATTATATGTATATCCATTACTTGTTAACCCTCCCTTCGTATTCTTCCAGCCATTGGCGATAGTATTTTGCCTTCTTTGCATCTGCCATATTCTTTATCTCGGAATAGCAATCGTAAAAGAATAATTTACTTATAAAATCACGGTTGTAATGTAATGCACTACTACCATCTCCACCACTCAAAAAGGCATACCCGTTTTCCCATCCCGGGTCACGACCTATGTATTTATAGGTGTAAAGTTTTCCATTCTCAGTTATTTGTGCAAGCTTGTCCCCAAACTGCAACTTATCAAATTCTGCTTTCTGTATCATAACTTTGCTGGTTTATTGGTGAATACTATGTCTTTATCAAATTTGGCACATTGCACATAATCTCTTCCGCTTATTGCCATATATGGAACTTCTTTCTTTGGTTCGTAATGGGCAAAATGTTCTGGAAACCATTTTGAATCAATCCTATCTCGCATCATAACCAATTCTCCGATTTCAAACTGCGGTTCGGGCTTTGGTTCGTTGTAAATTCCCCAATCGGTAGCAAGGATATTAGATACATATTCAGCTATTATATTTTCACCATTACTATTTTCAATTATTGTAAAAGAATTGAAAGCCATAACTCTATATAATCCATCTTCCCAATCTTCCCTTCTCACTTTATACCCTTGCTTCATCGCTTCAAGAGCTTCACTGAATGTCATATTTTCCGTTTTCATTTTCTGCCTCCTCTATTTCTATGTTAGTCACTTTGCCACGGTTGACGAATCCCCAACAATCAAACAAATCACAAAGCCATTTATCGGTTTGTCTTTCCAATTCTTCACATTGACTTTGAAGAGAACATATACTACAAGAAATATTCCTACGACAACTTACAGCTTCATGCAGCACCCCATCAATTATTATTCCGTTCTTTACTTCCATATCATTCTACTAATTCAAAATGAATATTTATATTGTCTAATCTCTCATTACCAGAACAAAATCCAAAGTTTTCTTGTTTCCATCCTAATGCTTCATAATCTTTAGCACAAATCGGTCTAAAATAGCAACCATCACACGAAACTTTTTCATCACGTACAACTCTGACTTGATTATACCCGACTTGAATAATATCTTCAATATTTAACTCCCTACGCTTCATAATACTCTTCATTTGATGTTATACTATTTGTATTTTTCGATTTTCTCGTCCAACTCCTGCAATCTCTTATCTATGTAGGAAGAATTGGAATTTTCGCTCCTATAAGGGCTTTTATCCGATAGGAAAAAATCTTTCTGTTTGTCGGATAATGAATAGAATCCGTCCCAGCTATGACAGATGGCTTCGTTGACAATAGCGCAAGCAAGAATAGGGTTCCCATCAGAATACTTTTCTAACTTGGAATACATCATCTTTGCACCTCGTTCCGTCTTGTACTGCTTCTTGATTTCGTCCTTGTAGTCAAGCCAAATGTTCCAAGAATCTTTCAGTTCCTCACTGACATAGGACAAGTCGGCACGGACATCAAACGTTTTACTTGTTGTCGAAACACGTTTCTTGCCTTTCAGTATAGCGATAGCTTTCTTTGCATCTTCTTCGGAAATACCCAACAAGGCATTGGTCTGAATAAACTTGTCCTTATGTTTAAGAAGCATGTCCGAATCATCATCAAGGATAACATAGCTTTCGATTTCTTCGTGCTCAAAGCAGTAACGTTCTATTTCGCAACCGCGAGGAAGTATAAAATGAGTATCTCTATTCCCATGTTTGAAGGAATACATTCTATCAGTACAGCCAACAATAAGTTCGGGATATAAAAAAGGCTGATTTCCTGCTTCTCTCTCCAAGTCAACTAAATTCTCTATGGTCTGTTTCAAGTTATATCCCCTCCAAGAAGAAGTAACAACTATCTTAGCATCCGTAGCATCACATATGCTCTTTATCAATTCCATTTTTTCTGGGTCAAGCTTCCATTGGCAACGATGGGTAGAAACAACTCCATCAATGTCTAAAAAGATAATATTCATATCATTTGTATTTAAAAATTGGTAATAGCATTAAACTCTTCATCCAAGTCTATACAGTGAGTAGCCTTATGGCAATGGTCGCATAGAACAACTAAATCCTTGTCTTTATATTCCCAAGCCATCTTACCATAAAGATATCTAAGATGATGAACGTGTAAATTGGAAGTTGCACCACACTGACTACAGACCTTGCCTTTAACAGCAAATATTTCTTCTCTCCTTTTCAACCACCTTTTGTCTTTAAGCTGTAAATAGTATGGTATTCGCTCTTTCTTCTTCTTTGGTTTATTGGGTATGGGCTTACTTTTAGATTTGACTTTAGAAGTAACCTTCTTTTTCTTCTTGCGCTTATCTTTAACCCATGCCTTATACTTATCGTCTAAAGCGTGCTTTCTAATCCATTCAATCTGCTCTTTTGTATATGCAACATATAGTTTCATAATATTATATTTATAAATATAAAACAAACAATAAGTTAACCAGACAAACAAACCTACGTGTGTAAAGTCCCCTAAGCAAGATTTTATTCTTGTTCGGGGAACGCTTTTAAGCTAACCAGCATAAACTGAACCTTTTCAAGCGTGCTGCAACACAGAATAGATAAGCAGCTTAGAACCATTTATGTTACTATTCAACATTCGTACCCAGTTGTTCTATCACATCCCCGACTGGCTGCATTTGTACGACCTCTTCTATGCAGTTTATATATTTGCTCCGAATGGCAGGACTACAAAAAAGCAAAAAGCACCGAGAAAACTCCCAGTGCTTTAAGCTTTGCTGTACACTGGTAGGCTGCACGTTTGCAGGTAGAAGTTGCCAATGTAAGCTATATGTTGAATTGCTATTGAATCCTAATATCGTTTATCACCGAGACTTCTACCTCTCGATTGCAATGCAAAGAACGCTGTTATTTTTGAAACTTCCAAAAAACAAGTCAAACTATTAACAATTATTAATCATCCAGCTCAAATAGGTTCTTTTTTATCTGCCAATACTCTTTCAATTCAGGCACGCTGATAACTCCCTTGTTGCTATTAATGTCGTACACTTGAAAGTACAGAATTGTCTTCTTGCTTTTGTTGGCATATACTTGCACGAAAAGTCCAGTAAACAACTCAAACTCACCTTGCATGAATTGTTCCGCTTTGAATGTGCCTTGTATCTTATGTCCGTCTTGGATTATAGTACAAGTCATATCCCGGTTGAACTTCATTCTAACCAAGTTTGGCGGTGTACTTACATTGTCGTTGTGGTCTTGTACATACTGTACAGTCCATGTACCATACAAATAGTTAAGCTGGCTCTTCCAATCTGTTTGCGCCTGCATGCTTGCCATCAGTGAAAGCAAGCCAATCAATGTCATTACTAACTTCTTCATTGTTTTATCAGTTTTTCGATTATTGTTCTTAGTTCCTTCTCCCAATCCTTGTTCCCGTGCATAGGATAACTTAGCTGATGCCAATTATGGTAGTCAAATAGCTTCATCCGGCATGGGTAGTAATCAAACACTTCTTCTCATTGTGGAATACTCTGATATGCTTTCCCTCATACTCTCCAATATTGCTTGATTTAAGTTTATAGACCGCCAAAATCTCATTAAACTTTTCCATTGGAGTAAATATACTCTTCGCCATAATTCAGTCCTCCTTTTCGGGAGTATAACCTCCCATGAGTCTATAGTTAGGTATCAGCTTGTCGATGCTCTTAATCTCAAATCGTGTATAAGTCACACAATTTGGATATATCTTACAGAGTCCGTTGATTATGTACTTGTCATTGAAGTACATTTCAAGCTTCATATGTACCTCAGACGCAGAATATTGCCTTTTGTCAATAAAGAATATCCCGTCTATCTCGCTTGAAAATCCTCTGTTTGTCACTCTGAACAAGTCGCGAAGTTCTTGTATCACGTCTTGTATGCTAATCGGTTGTTTTTCCATTTTCAAATCAAATATTTATTATTGCTACTGTTAATGCTATGAAGATTATTGCTATTATTGCAGCACTTGTCAAGCATCCTTTTTCGTATTCATCCTCATTTTGAGGAGTATTTTCATTATACCAATCCAATATATGTTTCATATTTCAACTTTTGTATAGTTATTCTCCTTTCAGCTTTTTAACCAATACATCAGCCATACTTACGCTCATGTCAGCTATGGCTATTATTGATTTGTTCTCATATTGTGGATTATTTAAAAGTGATTGCATCGTTGCTATTGCAGCATTTATCCGAACCTCTTCCCAATCACGCCCCTTTGCTTCTCTCTTCACTTCATCAAGAAGAATAAGTTCATCACCTAAGAACGACTGTTTCCCGTCCTCTGTTACGTAAATGTTGGTATATTCCCCAGCCTTTATTACGTCAATTGTTTCTTTGGTTGCTATTAATATTGCTTTCATCTCTTTATAGTTTTAGTTTACAATTCACTGCCTGCTATTATGACAAGTCAGCCCGTTCTATTACTGATACGATTTTAGAATCTCTATAGGAGCGGAAATGGCTTTTTACTACACGATACCTCAACTTGATTTTATCCCCTACTTTTGGTGCAGTTGTCATATTGAAAGCACCGCTTAGCATCTCAAAAGCGTGCCATTTATTCAAATACGAAAATTTTTCACTTGCCGCCAACTCTTCGGAATCTATTTTAAACTTCCACTTGGCAAACCTATTATATCGCCTCAGAATATCAACTACAATTCCTTCCCAATAATAATACTTGGGCTTCTCTCTAATCGCTTTCATACGCGCGATATTTACCCTTCTTTTCAGTTCAGCCTTAAGTTGTTCATTGGAGTAGTCGGAAAGCTCTAATTCGTCTTGTATGGAATGGATTACAACGTCTACTATAGCATCCTTCCTATTGGCAAATACAGAAAGTAGTTTTTCCCTTACTTCTTCTTTACTCTCAAAGACAATTTCGTCTATTTGCATCTTTACATTAAAGACGTTACCCTTTTGTGTTATTAGGGCAATTTGAAGTATTCTCATAAGTTATTATATTCTTTATGACACTTATTTACAAGTTATACAAATTGTATTCTTGATGGTATTGCCACTCCACCTCTATCAGCTATTTGCCAAAGGCGTTCACCGACTACTTTTCTTAAAATTCCTATCGCTCCGTTTAGGTCAGCGTTTATCAGTTTGCCCGATGCGCTACGGAATAGACCTCTCTTTATGCGCTTTCCCATATAGTTCTCGTGGTGGCACATGGCTTCGTCTGAATAGTGGTCGGTCTTGGAGGTATAGCTCTCTTCCGTGACTATAACCTTAATCCCGACTTCCTCACACTTGTACTGTATCATGGAGATTAGCTTCTCAAAAGGAATGCTCACAAAGTTCTGATTGTTCATCTTTCCCATATTACAGTTCTGCTTCCAATCCTTGTTGTTCCCTATCACAATATTACCAATGTGGTTATCCTTGCAATAGTTGACTATGAATCTTGAAGCTTTGTGCATATAGTCGTGTACTTTACAGTTTCTCTTTAGAGTTAACCGTCCGATACGTATGCTCATTCCCCGACTACCTATCAAGCTCATTAGGAAAGCCCTACGCTTATTAAAGAATTGGTTCATGGACTTTAGCGGTCTGCCGTTAATGACAAAACAACGGTTACGTTGTGGGTCAAATGATGTGGCGAGATTGTCAAGTCCCAAGTCAATACTTAAATAAGCCGTATCGTCCAGTTCGGTGGCTTCTTCTTTCTCTTTTTCATAAACTACTTCTATTATGTGGCAACTGCACTGTGGGATTATCCTCACTTGACACAAGTTATCCACTTTGGTTCTTATTGGTTCTATCCCGGCACGTTTCGGGAAATGGATATATCCGTCCTTCAACTTACACTGCTGGTTGGTAAATACCACAATATTGCGTCCCTTTGTCTTGTGCTTATACTTGGGGAACTTGGGACGGGCTTTCAGTTTGTCCTTCACCTTGCAGAGTTTAAAAAATCCCTTCCAGTTCTTGAAAAGTATCTTTATAATCTGCTGGCTTGTCTGTGCAAGCAACGCTATATAGTCCGCTTGTTTATCTTTAGCGAGCATGGTAGTAACTTCATATTCAGACAAAAGCTTCTTGTTTTGCGTAAACTCTTGTCTAATAAGATAGTTCACGTAGTTGTACAAGTTCTTGGATAGGAAGCAGAGTTCATCCAACCGCTTGTTGCCTATTGCTATATGTCGTTCTACTCGCTGCATGTACAAAGATAAACATTTAAGCGTCAAGTCCTATATAATTGACATATTTTGAGATTGAATTGAACGTAGCTTGTACGCGGCTACTAATATACTGATAAAAATTAGCATTCGTAAAATCAATGCCAATAAACAATTTGTTGTTGTTCCTATTGGCTTCCTGCATGAGTTCCTTTATTTCCGCCTTATGAAACTGCGTGAGTACAAAACTTGTCCGGTATTTAGTCCAGTTCAAGAAAAACAGTTCTTCATCCGTAGAATTTTCATTTAATATAGGTATTACTTTTCGGAGTATTCTACAAAAGCAAGCGAACTCAGCACTTTCTACTACTTTTCTGTTTCGCGTTCTTGCACTTGCTATACTTGCTTGCTTCTTACTTTCTTCGTCAATTCGATAGTTGCTATTAGCTGTGCCGGATAATATGCCGCGTGCCTTGTTTGCTGCCAACGCATCTTTTGTACGTTTGCTAATTAGTTCGCGTTCGTATTGTGCAACGGATGCAAAGATACCTAATACCATAGTATTGACTACTGGGAGGTCACAAAAATATATCTCTATTCCAGTGTTGACTACATGGAAAACGAACTCGGCGTCTCTTGAAAGCCTATCCAATTTAGCCACTACAAGGGTGCAACTATTAGCTTTGCAATACTCTATAGCTTTCCACAACTCCACACGGGAACAGTCTTTTCCCGAAGCCACATCTACAAACTTACCACAAATAATTCCACCTTTGCTATTAATATAGTCTATACAAGTCTTTTCTTGGGCTGACAACCCTAAACCGCTATCACCTTGTTTATTCGTTGATACACGAAGGTAGTAAACATATTTATCCATCTTATTACTAACTGATTATTATTATTACAGACAAAGCTATTCCGGCTATAAGCCAACTGATAACATCACTACTATATTTGAAGTTAGGACGTAGTATGATGGCAAATAAAGCCACAATATCCCACACCAATAGTAGAAGCATGAACTTTCCCATTATCTGCCTAATTTAATGAGTTCTCCAGACAACAAACAGCCAATAAATCCGATAATTATTATTAATGCCATAGTTTTTAATATTTAGAAGTTATACAAATTGTTTTGATATGGTAATGCAGCCTAAACCCGTGTTTCTGTTAAACTGGCTGACTTTAATATTAATATTAGGCTTTATAAGCTCTTTTATATCATCTACTAAACTAATATATTTAGATGCGTTCGCCTCTATTACAAGGGCTTTATACATTTCCTCGCACATAGCCATATACTTTTTAAATTCTCCTTTGTTGAAGCGGACAACTATTTTTCCGTGTGTTTCAATAAATTTGTTGTGCCCTACATAAAACTTTCTTTCATCATTGCAATGCACCAATTTATCACCTACGTATAGATACGTTCTTTGTCCCATGCTGTACTTACTATCTACTGATATGCTATTAAAGTAAACCGCTTGTTTCTTTGGAATGCCTACAGATACAAGGTTTTCCAGAAGTTCCATGTTTGCTTTTGCCTTCTCAAAGTCTTCTTCAAAATTTTTATAAGTTTTCATACACTACTTTATTGTTATATTATATATATTATATATATTATATATATTACCAAAACAGTTATAACTTTTTGTTATAATGGAAGCTTATGCTCTGATAATATATACGGGTGCTTTAAATTAGTAATACCATGATACAATATTTCGCGCTTTGTTTCTGCCTTATAAATAAACAGATTTCCGTTTCTCACTGCCTTCATTGTATCATTGATATTCAACCCTTGTAGGCTTATAAACTCTTTTAGGTCGGGCTTAAATTTCGTTATTAACTTCATGCTATTACCTAAAAACGTAGTTACACAAATTAGATAACCAACACATTAACTGAATAGCCATCATAAAAATGAACATTCCACACAAAGCGGCTGTAGCTATTACAATTCGTTGCCATATAATGCGATAATCACGCTTTAATATTTTACCGCTAACAAAGCGTCCGTTATAAAAATCTGTTATACTCATAGTTTTATTATTTATTAATTATACATTGAAAAAATATACTTTGTTTTGATATGCCCTACAAATAAGTAGAGCACATCTATTAATCCGTTTTCTTTTCATATTATCCGACTATTTGAATACTGCCTTTGCCATTTACGTAATATTCCATACCACATAAAGAATATATGGGAATATAATAATCGCGCAATATATTACCGTTATTATAGAAGCCTACAAACTGAAAGCGTTCACCCTTGTAATTATCAAGTATATTCATTTCCCGATAACCGAACGGATTGTTTTTTTCGTTCCTTCCTCGTTGGTGTCTTATATAAGTTCATAAGCCACGCAAAACCTTTAGCACTTTGTTCTTCTGTTACTTCTATTTCGGTATCACAACCGGGATAAAAATTTGCCGCTTCATTATCACCATTATTCGCACGCTTTTTCAAAAGTAATACTTCACGCTCTGTTATTACTCTATTTGCCAAAATGTTTTCGATTATTTGAGATGTTTCTAACTTTTTCATATCATTTTAATTTTTAATTATTTACTTTTAAGTTCTACTATTTCGGTTACACCGCTATAATTTTTGCGTATGTTGCAGGCGTAAACGGGCACAATTTCTGAGCCCTATATTTCGTCGTTGTTTGGATAAACATTGTTCTCATAGTTTACTCCTCCGTTTCATTTTCTACTTCTATTTCATCTAATACCTCGGATATCGCTTGCCCCAAAAGGTAACAACGTATTATAACGTCGCAAGACTCTGCACCTTTTTTAAGGTAGGATAAATCGTTATATCCGAACTCTGTTAACGCTTCTGTTAACAACTCAAAGTTGTGGCAAAGATTTTCTTCTGCTTGCAACGTTGAAAACGTGTATGAACCAGAAGCGTTTCCAGTTACGCTATCATTTACAAACAACGTATCGTTCAATTCTTGCTCCACTTCTTTGCGGTTGTTGCTTGTTACTACGATTTTATTTTCTTCAATGTAGTTTCTAACGTCTTCTTTCACGTTCTCCAGATAATCGTAAGTTTTCATAATTCTATATTTTTAAGTGATTGATTTTCATTTCTGTACTCTGCATTTACACGGGCTTGTAACCGTCTTAAGGCTGCATTACAGAGAAGCACGGGAAAATCAGATGGCTATCAGATAAAAGCTATATATCATAGCCATATATCCATAGGCTTATATCTTATTTCCCGTTCCTTCTTCATATCATTCTTTATCTAATATAGCTAAGTAGTGTATAGGTAACGACTTCCTACATACTTGCTGCAATTACGTTTATTGCACTTGCTTAACACTATATATTTCACAGCGCCTACCATCGCATGTAATGTTATCTATTGTAACTATTCATGCGTCAACGCTTTTTCCAGTATGTAAGCCTTTCAAATATCGCTTTGTCTTAGTTGAACTCCTTTGTCCCTTTCGACATTACAAAGATACTGCTTTCTTTTGATATATATGTTAATTAAACGTTAAAAATATATCCAGCTATCGTATTTTAACCCTTATTCACATATAAAGTACGTAATTACATAAATATTTACATAAAACATGCAATAATGAAGGATAATCACAACGTAAAAGATAAGTAGCCACTAAAAACAAAAAACCTACTTTCCCGTTCCTTGGCTCTTGGTCTTTCCCGCCTTCATCCAGGCAGCTACGAGCGACAAAAACGAAACGCCCGTGCATGGCACTTTCGCAAAAGCCCGCTACGTAATAATCGCACCCACACAACAAGCGCACATCCAGGCGTGCGCTCTATATAGCGTTATATTAATCTGAGATATGAGATAATTATAATAATTACATCTTACGCGCACGCGGTTGTACTTGCTTCGCAAGACAACTACGCACACACATAGGCAGGCACATGCACACACACGATATATATATATATTAATCTCATAGATATATATATTATATATATAATTATTATATATACTCTGTATTGTATATTATATAATTATATCTGATTTGTATTGTATATTATATAGCCTAAGTAGTTAATTAATCACGCCTAAGCACGCACGCACGCGCATACAAGGCGAAAGCTACAGCAATATTTGTCGTAAACGGATGTTTGGTTTAAATATTCATCCAGTTTAAGCCTCCGTAATTGTTCCGGGTATGCAATGCTTTCTCCGTGCTTCGTTCGTTTCTCAGTGCCCCTGCAAACAAGCAAGACGGGCAAAGAATCCTTCATAGGGGTATGGGGGGGGGTAAACCGTAGCCGGAAACGGTGGGGTACACATAGCCTAACTCCGAAAAAAATAAAAAAAATAAATTTAGTCCGTGGTTAAACAGTTGATTATCAGCCGCTATGTAAATTGCCGTATTGGGGATAAATGTTGTAAGTGTCTGATATTCAGCCGTTGTCGTGATTCCGACTTCGGGAAGTATTGTCCGTGGGTGTAGTGTATTTGCCTACTGATGATTTTAATTCCCCCGAAATCGTGTTTTTTAGAATCTTGGATATTGGTTTGGCTAGTAGTATGCCTTATTTGTATTTATACAACGTTTATTTGCGTATTTTACCCACAGACCTAAGTATTTTATCGTCCGACCGAAATAAAATTAAAATTTTCGCTTCTATAATTTGGATTTCAGAATTTAGTTAGTACATTTGCGGTGTTGTTTAACTAAAAACTTGAATGATATGAAAGGAGATTTTATTTATGAAGCGTAGTGAGCATTTCAACGTTGTTGCTGGCAAGTGGTTGAATGGTTATTCCTTGTCGGTTAACGGTCGCAAGTATGCTATATCTGGTGTTAGTCCGGATAATAAGCTTGTTTTGCATTGTTTAGATGCTAATGATATTGTTTGTGAATATTCGGATTTGTCGTTAGGTTCTTCCCACATCTTTGTGAACGATTGCGACCATGTGATTTGTGATGCGAGGCGGGTATTTGTTGACGGGAAATCCCACCATGAGCTTTATGTTGTGGACAAAGGTGACGAATGGCGTTCTTATTGGGTTGAGGGTTCTTATGTCATAGGTGCTAATTGCTGTACTATTCGTTCTATTTCAGACTTTCTCCGCGAGAAGAATAAGTTTTTCTGTGGTGACATTGTGGCTAAGTACGATGGTGGTGTTCCCACTTACTACTTTGTGGATGCTTTTACAGATGTTTCGGGTATTTTCACGGTTGTGTTCAGCTACTTGGATAGTGATGGTAAGATTGCTCATTGCTATTCCGACAAGGGGATGTATCGTGTTCGTGAAGAGGTTGCGTTTGAGCATTGGCTTTCCCGTGGATTCATGTATAATGCAGAAAGCAATACGTTGTGTCCCATTTCTTATGAGTTAACTGACAATTCCTATGTTTTTTACTGTAGTGACGAGCCAGTTTCGGTTCTTGCTAACTGGAAGATAGGTACTTATGGCTTTGCTAAGAATAAATTCCCCTTCATTGTGCCTTTCCACAAGTTCAATCCCGACAATATTGGTAAAAGTTTGCAGTACAATGTTATAAAACAGCAATAAAAGTTTACATTTTAGAGAAATTTTTCCTATATTTGCATTGAGATAATATTAAAATCGTTAACAAATGACATATTTATATCTGTTATCTTTATTAACACTTGTTGCATACATTGGTTATGCTTTGGAGGTATGCGGTCTACCTGCATCGCTTTCAGATACCTACTACATTTTGAAGGAGAAGAGCCGTCCTTCTTGGCTGTTTCAGCTTGCTATGGTTCTCTGTCCTATGCTTCTTGTTCCCGTATGGCTTGAATTGTCCTCTGAGAGTGTTCAGTTTCTCTCTTTCTTGGCTTGTGGCGGTCTGATGTTTGTCGGTACAGCGCCTTTGTTCAAGGAGGAGTTTCAGAGAAATGTTCACTTCGGTGGGACTATAGTAGCAGGACTGGGTACTACCTTGTGGCTTGTACTTTCCGGCATGTGGTATATACCTTCCGCTTTCTTCTTTGTGTCGGGCATTGTCATGCTGTTCAAGAAAAAGTGGCTGTTCTGGCTGGAAATGGCGTTGTTTGCGAGTGCTTATTCTGGATTGTTGGTTAAAATGATGTTTGGATGATGGAAAGAAAACTGTTTGATGGATGGGGTCTGTTTATAACCAAAGACTTGTCCTATGTAGGCTTTTTCACGGATGATAGAGTTTGCTTGATAGATATAGAGGCTGATGGAATACAAATCATTGAGAAATCCGATTTCAAGGAGGACTATTTACTTTCCCCTACCGAGGAGGATATGGTTAAGTTCCGTGCTACTTTAGAAAAAGCTGGAAGTGGGTTTAGAGATAAGATTTTGGAAATAATGAAAAAAAATAGTTATGAATTTGAGTTTTAAACAAGCTATAGACCTTCACCAGTGCCTTCGCTACATTGAAGCTTGCCAAGAGGCTATATACGGTAACGACAATACGAGTGACAACATAGAGGTCGGGGACGTATCTGTGACGTTTCACTTTGACGATGGCGAAACCTTTTTGGATAGCTTGATTGTTTCCGGTTCGGAGTGCAAGAAGGGTCGTATTGATGTTGAAGACTATTTAAGAGAATGATATGGAGTTATATTTAGAACCTATTTACCGTGACCGGAATTGCAAGGGGCAGTTCAACAAGGGTCACAGATTGAGATTTGGAGGGCGACCTTGTTCCGAGGAAACTAAGAAGAAGCTGTCGGAGATTATGAAAAAGAGGATAGCTGACGGTTCTACCAAGATGCCTCATTTTCAGAAGGCTGTAATAGTCATTAAGGACGGTCGTATTGTGGGTCACTACCCTTCCGCTACGGAGATGGCTCGCAGGCTGGGCATTACCAAGTCAATTATTATCCGTGTTTGCTTGGGTATTCGGAAAAGCTATCGTGGATGCAATCTTTTTTACGAGTGTGATTCAGATAAATGGATGAAACTAATTAAAGAATGAGATTATGAACATGTTTAATACGAACTCAACGACCGTCATGCAGTCCAAGTTGTTGTTTGGCTTGGGTATTGACCCTCGGACGGCAGATTTGACCTTGCACGACGAGGAACGCGACATACCTCTTTGGAGTATGATGCGTCTGATAGACATGATTCCCGGCTTTATTGTGGATGATGATGGTTATACATACTCATTTACCATAAGTAAGGGGACATACGTGTATAATCTGTCCTATACCCGTAAGACCAAGCATGGGGAGAAGACTTTAATCTCCTTTCACAATCCGGTAGACAGCTTTGGCGAAACGGTCATTCTGATTATCAAATGGCTGTTTGATATGAAGCTGTTTCCGACCAAATATATGGCGAAATACGTTAAAAAGAAATGAAGTTGACTATTTACTGGACTAAGGAGGCTATGCACAAGCCTTCCGATGGTTCACCAAGAATGTATGACCGTATTGTCAAACGCTTCGGATTCTCTGATTATATCAGCATTAATGGTGAAACACCCGTTGATGTTAAGGAGATTGACCTTCCGGATTTGAAGGTTGCCGAGGAGCGTGGCTACATACAGATAAGAAACAAGTGATATGAATGAATATGAAGATACACATGTAGTTGTTTCCGAACGGGAAGCACTAATATCCACTGTCAGCTATAATATTATGGCTACTAACGACCTTGCTTGTGCTACAGTGATATTTGCACTGTTTAGGTTAAGGAAAAGTCCCTTTTACCGCTTTCGTGTAAAGCAGTTGGCGAATAAGGTTGAGCTTGAAAGAAGTAGATATGAGAAGGTAATAATGCTATGATGGCTGATTCTTCCGCTAAGTTTGCCGATTCCAATGATATTTTCATGGACGCTATTCAAGATGAAATCGATGCTCTGTTTAATTCTATTAAAAGTGAGTATAACAAGGCTTGTGTCGAGGATTCGGAGCTTTTCAGTTGGCTGGAAATGGCAAGGACTATGTGTGATTATAGTTGTTGCCAGTTGAAGTACCGCAGGCAGGAGATGATTGCCAAAGACCCTTCGTTCAAGAGGCTTAAATTTGCCCATTTAGACTTGAATAAGATGTCACAGCTAATGAATGAGCTTATGAAGGCTTTAGTTCCCGATGTGGATTTGAATACTGATGCGTGCAACAAGGCTATTCGGGAATTAGGAAAAAAGCTGATTGACCCGGATATTATTGCTAAGGCATTGTTAAGACAAGAATAACTAACCATTATAACTAAAAGTTATAGTATAAAAAATGTAAAAATGAAAGAAGTAACTAAATTGGTTCTACACCATGATTTGGAGGATTTGGTAAAATTTCAGACCTCAGAGATAAAGTCTATGTTTGAGATGTACTCACAAGCAGTTAAGGATGGATGTGAAGAAGACTTTGACTGTGCCATATCTATAAAGAAGGATATTCTGATATGTTTGAGTATGCTTAATGAAATATCTATGAGTGAAGATGATTTGGAAAAGAAGTTTGAAACTGACATAAATTTGAATTAAAATGGACGTAAATAGAATTGAAGTAGAGGGAAATCTTACAAAAGACCCGGAATTGAAGACAAGTAAGAACGGTCAAAGTTTTGCATTTATTACAGTATGCGCAAGCTATCCTAAAGGCAAATCTCCTAATGTGGAATGGATTCCGGAGTTCTTCGATGTTACATTGTTTGGTGCGGATGCTGAGGAGATATGCCAATATGCTAAGAAAGGTAGTCGTATTTGGGTATCGGGTATGATGCGTTCTACTATAAACCAAGATACAAAGGTGAAATATTGGAGTATCATTGCCAACAATGCTCATGTTTTGATAAAACGTGGAAAGAAGGAAGCCGCTACTACTGGGCAGCAGCCAGCCCCAGCCGTACAGCAGCAGATTAAGCAGGCTCAACAAGCAGCAGCACAAGCCTTTAATCAGCCTTCCCAAAATGACCCAGATGGATTACCCTTTTAATTATGGAAGAAAAAGAAAAGAAATGCTTTAAATGCAATAAAATAAAGCCACTATCCGATTTTTATAAGCATTCTCAAATGGCTGACGGTCATTTAAATAAATGTAAGGAGTGTACAAAAAAAGATTCTATTAGACGATACAATGTAAAATCTATAGATGATGAATGGGTAGAAAAGGAAAGGCTTAGAGGAAGAGAGAAATATAAAAGACTTAATTATAAAGGTAAATATATTAAGTTTTATCATAAAAATGTAACTTATCGAAATATTAATCGTAGATTAAAGAATTTAGGATATGATATGAAAGATAAGGAAGCCCATCATTGGAATTATAATTTAATGAAGTCTGTTTTTATTTTATCAAGAAAAGCTCATAAGTTATTACATAAATATATATATGTAAATTCTAATGATTTATTTTGCTATACTAATGAAGGAGTTAAAATTGAAACATTAGAACAAGCCACTGATATATTTACTAAAATATTATTAGAACATAACTGTAATGATAAAATTGAACATATATTATTATGAGGGAGTTGGAATTAAAATTTAACGGTAAGGGCAGTATGAAGCCTTTCCGTTTCCAGCAGATTAACAAGGGTAACAATGCGTACATCTACATGGTTGAGATTATTGAGAATCCGAGTGTACGATGGTATGAGGTATTCAGACGTAGGGAATGTAGCGACACTGATGTAGTTCTTAACGGTCAGACAGTTCATTACGAGGCAAGAGTTCTATATCCCACAGCTAACGATTTTGGTGTCAGTGCTTTTTGTTGTCAGACACTTAGCAGGGCATTGGAGCATTTTAACCGATGGGAGAATGGAAGAGAAGATTGATAGAGTTTTGGCTTTGCTGGAAGAGAACAATGAAATTCTTAAAGAAATCAAGTCTAAGATTGAGATGTCTGAATCAGAGGAGTGCGTGACTAAACGTACACTTCACGATTTCATCAACAATGTTGTTGCAGACCTCTTTGCGGATATGCTGTTGCAGCCTAAAGGCAGAGGTCACGTAAGTAGGGAAGATATTATGCAATTTATTAACAAAATGAAGTGATATGGAGAACAATTATGGTTACAAGGACGAAATTATATCGTCCAGAGTTGGGAATCTCGGTGGGTCAGATGCCCGTATTCTTGCCGCTATAGCCAAGAACGGTTGTGTTCAAAGAGCACAAGTAGAGCGTCTTGCCATTGCCAAAGGTCTGTATGAAAGACCAAACATTACTAATATTGCCATGCAGTACGGTGATTTCATAGAAAATATGATTTATGACAGCTTGGTGCAGGTGGATGAACGTTGGGAAAGCAATAAATGCTTTAGAAGTCAGAAGTACGGGCGTGAAGGACTTGGTTTGCTCGTGCATATTGATTTCTCTCTTTTTGACGAGAGTAGGGATAAGCCATTGCTCTTATGGGTCGAATGTAAGGCTACTACTACTGACATCGAGCAGACTTATAAAGATTATAAGGAACAACTTTATGTTGAGTATGTGCTTGGTAAGGAATTGGCAGAGCAGTTAGGTGCTGATTTCAAGCTTGAACTTTGCCACTATGATGCTTCTGTTATGTTTGAGGACGAATTTCAGCTACAGTTTGCCTTTGACCCCGATAAGATAAGCAGAAAGAAAGTGATATTCAAGAAGCCAGTATTTGATATTTCCTCTGGCATGGATATTGCCGCCCAGTACGTGTCCGAAATGACTGAATACAAACGTGAGGAAATAGATTGGGATTATTTGCCTGCCGAGGTTCAAGAACAGATGAAGCAAGTAAACAATATCCTTGTTTCAATAAAGGAGAAGCAGGACAGCATAGAGGAATTTAAATCCCGTTTCTATGATTTCTTGTGCAAGAATGAAATCAAGAGTGTAAAGACCCCCTATTTCACTATTAGTAGAGTAGATGAAGCCATATCTATGCAATTCGATAAGGTAAAGTTTGCGTCTGAGCATCCCGAACTGGTTGCTGAATACCAGAAGGAAGTCAAGAAGAAAGGTTATGTACTGATTAAGACTAAGGAGGTGAAGGATGAAAAGTAAGATTATAAAGGCTGTGGGGAAAGAGATAGTTTCTCTCCTCTTTATCATATTGTCTATAATTGGTGTGCTTTGCATAGGACATTTTCTTTACTCCATCAGTAATATGTTAGTATGGATAGTCTTAGGTATTCTTTTTTTAGGTTATATTGGCAGTGTAGTATATTCATGTATTGATGCTCCTGCCGTTTCCTATTGGTACATTGTCTATTATCATAGTAGAGGTCAAGCTTCTTTATTTCTACCTAAAGAAGATGATTTTTTCAATGTGGAGTATTACCGTAATCTTATAGAGAAGGAAGCTGGGTATAGGGTTATGATTTTAGATTGGAAAGAATTTACAGAAGAACAATATCAATTAATTTTAAAAGAAAATGAGCGAAACGAGAGTAACGGGATTGCAAAGGCTGAATAGCTACATATCCCACAATGCAACCCAAGAGTATTTGAAAAAGGTATTGAGTGATAAAAAGGATGCTTTTGTAAGCAATTTGGTATCTTTAGTAGCTAACAATGCAAAATTGCAGGAATGTGAGCCGGCAACGCTTATGTATGGTGCTATTCGTGCTACTGCATCCGATTTGCCGCTTGACCCATCTTTCGGTTGTGCTTATCTGATACCTTACAAGAACAATAAGTTAGGTATTACGGAAGCGCAATTTCAGATTGGGTATAAGGCTTATGTGCAGTTGGCATTGCGAAGCGGTCAGTTCAAGTGCATTAATTGTACAGATGTACGAGAAGGAGAGCTTATAAACCGCAACCGATTGACGGGTCAGATAGACTTCAAGTTTGAACAAGACGATAAGAAGCGAAATGAACTTTCTATTATCGGATTCGTTTCTTACTTCCAGCTTTTGAACGGATATGAAAGCACATTATATATGTCAGTAGAGGAACTGAAAGCTCACGGGCTTCGCTATTCACAGACGTACAAAAGCCAGTATGCCAATGTACGTGACAGTTCCAAATGGGTAACAGATTTTTACGAAATGAGTAGGAAGACGGTTATTAAGCTGAACTTATCTCGCAATGCTCCTCTTTCCGTTGAGATGCAGAAAGCTATCCGTGACGACCAAGCTGTATTCCGCAGTGAAGATACACCGGATTATGTAGATAATGTTGGTGACGAGCCTTTGATTGACAAGGATAAAGCATCAAAGGTAGCAGCAATGTTTGATGATGCTAAAATAGTTGATGAAAACGTTGGTAGCAAGAAGTAATATGCTTATATTTGCACAGTAATACGTGACGTGCGTGTTGCGACCAACTTCATATCATTTGGGGAAGCCTCGGTTAATCCGGGGCTTTTTCTTTTGAAGTTTTAAAAAAGTTTGTATCTTTGTGGAAATTTAAAGCGAAATGATATGGGCAGAATTTACGTTGGTTTAGATAATGGTGTTTCCGGCAGCATCGGTATTGTCGGAGATGATATTGAATCTTTTTTTTGCAAGACACCCGTCAAGAAGGTGCAAGATTATACAAAGGCAAAGAAAGAAGTGTCCCGGTTGGATTACGGCAAATTCATGGAACTTTTTTCCAAATACAACAAGAATGACATTACGCTTCTGATGGAGCGTCCTCTTGTAAATCCAAGCCGCTTTGCATCTACTGCATCAGCGTTACGTTGCCATGAGGCAGAGCTTATTATGATTGAAGTAATGGGTATTCGCCACATGTTTGTAGATTCTAAGGAATGGCAAAAAGCACTTCTTCCCAAAGGCTGTAGTGGGGAAGAGCTTAAAAAGGCTTCTTTGGATATAGGAAACCGCTTGTTTCCACAGTTTGATAATATTAAACACCCAGATAGAGATGGCATTCTAATTGCAGAATATGCCCGACGCAACCACTTTTAGTTTTTTTACTTCATAAATTAGTTATTCGTGTAAGCCGTAGTGTTCCAATACATTACGGCTTTTTATTTGGACTTCGTAAAGTTCATTCGGTTCTCCGCGTGAATAGGGCTTACTTTGCACAAACCAAAACAATACTTGTATGGGAAAACCGAAGAAAGAAACAGTTAGGAAATTGAGGGGTCTTATGATATTAGACCAAATGGAAGATTATACTCCTTTACATAAGCTACACAATCTTTCCAACGAATTGATAGAAACAGTTTCAAAACCTAAAAAGAAGAAGTCCTTATGAGAATTATCAATCTTTATCAAGAAACACTCGGCATTGTAAGTGATTGTTGCAAGGTTAGCAAAGAGAAAATCATATCCTCAAAGAAGGAGGAATGTGTGAATGCTCGTTATATTCTTGTCAGCATTTTGGGAGAATGGTACACAGACAATGAGATAGCCGAGCTTACTGGCTTATCTCGTCCTTGTACAAATAAGATTAGGAATAAGTTCAAATCCCGTCTTAAACGTTACAATGTCAACTGCCAGTATCAGGAAGCTAAAGAAAAAGCGTTTGCGGTGTTTAGAAATGGCGATTAGTTACCAACTTGATACAAACTATTCTTTTAGTAACAAACTTCACCGTTAATTTGTTGTGCCCTAATATTGGGGCAATTAACAATTAAAAGTAAAGATATATGGAATCAAAAACAGTTGTGTACACCCCCGAAGCTGGTGGTGGTAACAGTGGAATGATGGCTATGCTTGCCCCTCTGTTGCAGCAGAAAGGTATTGACCCTAACTTGTTGGTTGCTATGAACGGTAAGAATGGCAATAACGGTTTTGGTGGAGATGGTTCATGGTTTATGTGGATAATCTTCTTGTTCTTCTTGTTCCCGTTGTTCGGACGTAACGGATGGGGTGGCAATGATGGCGGCTGTGGCGGTGGTGCTGGTGCTCCCGGATTGGCTGGTCTTATCAACAACGATAATGGTCGTGAGTTACTTATGAGCGCAATTCAAGGCAACGGTCAAGCTATCAACAATCTGGCTACTAACTTGAACTGTTCAGTAGGTCAGATTCAGCAAGCTATCAACGGTGTAAGTGCTAAAGTTGCAGAAGTTGGCTGTCAAGTAGGTATGTCCTCACAACAGATTATCAACTCAATCCAAGCTGGTAACTGTCAGATAGCTAACCAAATGGCACAGTGCTGCTGCGATGTGAAGGGAGCAATCCAACAGCAGGGTTACGAAAACCGCATTGCTACAATCAACCAGACAGATGATTTGAAGTCTAATGCTAATACTCAGTTCAATATTCTGGGTGCTAAGATTGACGCTCAAACTCAGATTATCAATGATAAGTTCTGTCAGCTTGAAATGCGCGAAATGCAGAATAAGATTGATACATTACGTGCTGAGAAATCGGCATTGGAGCTTAGTGCATCACAGCAAGCACAAACAGCTAATATCGTAAATCAGCTTCGCACTCCTGCGCCCATTCCAGCTTATTGTGTGCCGAACCCTAACTGTTGCTATGGCTATCCGTTTGTGAACGCCTATGCTACTGGTTATGCGGCAGGCGAAGGCTGTGGCTGCGGTTGCTAATAATCCATAGGGGGCTTTGTGTCCCCTATAATATTAACTCTTAAAATAAAGGAATATGACTACCTATTTTAACAATGGTGTTTCCGTAGCGAGAAGGGTAATTGTACCCAAAATAGACGTTGCAGGCATTCCCGTAATTGAAACTTCGGGATATGTAGAAACTACAGATGAAGCTACTCCTACAGTAGATTATGGAATTAACCCATGTATCTGGCGTGCCCTTCCAAACCGTACAGTAGTTCTTTGGAAAGTTCGTCACCCGGTTAGTACAGCAGGAGCTACATTACCCGTTAATGTAGTTGTTCCGATGGCAAACCGAAACAGTACAGTAGTTTCAGAGAATAGCAATGTGGGAACGACTAAAATTCCAGTTATAGACAATAAGTCTACGCAAGTTCTTGGGCACGATGTAACTGTTCCGCAAGGTACAGCCGCACCAGCACCACAAATTCAAGCAGGATATACTACTGAGCATTGGGTCTATATTGACAAATGCTGTGGAATATTCAGACTTATGGGAGTAACGGCAATCAACAGTCCGGCAGGAGCTACAGCAGCTACTCAGTCTGCATCTGCTTCATCGGCAAAGAGTAAGTAACAATTAAAAGTTTAGACTATGTTTGGTTCATTAAAGCAAGGGAATATTTGCTATATTCTTATCAAAGGTGAGAAACCAATATTGAAGATAGGAACGGTTGAATCCGTATCTAATCCTATGCCTAAATATCCTACCTATAATCCTTCTGTACCTTTTGGAGCACAGCAGGAAACAGTTATAGATGCGAAGATAAAGGCTGGTGAAGAGGTTATGGAATTTCAGAAACTTCCTACAAATGTGGAGGTATTTACCTATTCTAATGCTATTGTATCGGACAAGAAGGAAGCAATTCTTTCAGAGGTTGAGAATATGATTCAGACCAGCCGTCAGATAGTGGAAAGCAGAGATTACCATCAATCTGTAATAGAAAGCTGCGATAATATATTGAAACAACTCAATCCTCAGTTTGCCAAAGAGAAACAGCAGGAAGAGAAAATCGGTTCTTTAGAATCGGAAGTTAAATCTTTAAAGGGTGATTTGAATGATATCAAGTCCCTGCTTCAAGAACTGAATAGTTCTAACAGAAACAGTAAAACAACATCTAAAACGTAAATAGTATGGGAATGATAGAAATTTCTCAAAGAGGTCGTGGTGGTGTCAAAGATGCCTACGATAACTTCAAAGAGAGCATGAAGTGCTTGAAGGAAGACTTTGAAACCCTTTTGGACGAAATGGAAGAAATGGGTGAACGTCGTGAAGATTACGGACGCGAGTACGATAGAGACTACGACCGTGATTATGACCGGGAAGACCGTATGAGCGAGCGTAGAGGTCGCCGTCGCCGTCGTTGATAATGTAGTAGAGGGGAGGAGATTATTCTCCCCTTTTGTTTAACAAATAAATATTCAGTAAAATGGGAAATACTTCATTTGATGTATATGACAATATACCAGAAGAAATGCGGACGTATCTTCAAAACTATGGCTTTAATTTCAGTGAAAAAATGTGTGATTGGGCAGTTTCAATGATGAAGACTAAAGAGGGTAAGATAACTCCTATTACTAAAGACCAAGTTACAGCCATGCTTAAAAAGTATAACATTACTCTTGAAAAGGATAATGGCTATAATAGTGTGTATGTTGCGAATATGGCAAAAGCTGATTATTTGGGCAAAAGCATTCCCAACGAACAATACCATGCAACATTCATTCGCGATTATATCGACGACCCGGATTACCCTACAACGGAGAAAGCTTTCCGTCATTTCTTCGCAGACATGATGGGCATGGGAAAAGTAATTAATTGGAAGGATATGCTCTAAATATTCCTTTTATGAAACGACAAGAGCTTTATATCGAAAAATATGATTGGCATATATTGCTGTTCTTGGACTACAGTTGTGATTATTTGGATGAAGTCTTGGATGCAATGGATAAGTTGAAATGCGGCAGTAAAAGTTATGATATTGCTTATGACAACTTGTCCTCTTGCAGCGTAAATACTGGGCTTACATTCAGTGACTACATCAGTAGGACATCTGTTATTGTAATTAGTATAACCAACTCTGAAAAAGAGTTTCTTAAATCATATCACCATGAATTGGGACATTGTGCCGTTCATATCTGCCAATTCTACGGTATTCCATTAGAAGGGGAAGAAGTACAGTATTTAGGTCAAGATTTGGTAGATAGGACATGGGACATAGCTAAGATTTTCTTATGTGACTGTGATTGTTGTAAAAATAAAAGAAATGAAAAGAAAAGAGATTTTGAAGGCAATGAAAGCCATGAAAAGTGAGAAACCGATTAATTCCATGTATAGAATGATACCTAAGTCACGCATGGACGAGTTTAAACGCTTCGCAGCTATCTTTGGATTTACTGAGGAGAATATAGAGAATATCTTGTCGAAGGAAAAAGAAATGGTGGGCAAATAACCCACCACAACTTTGCATTTGAAAATTCAAGTAGGCTTCTTCAAGCTTACCATACTTTTAACTATCATCCATTTATCTCGGTAAAAGCTGTTGGATGATATAAGTTCCTGCATGTTTGATATTCCCTGATATATACTACTTGTAACAAATATAGCATCATCAATAGATACTTCTTGTGCTATTGTTTCATAGTCTTTTTTACAGACTTCTCTTAATACATACCAATAGAACCATCTTGCATAAACTATATCTTTACTTCTGTCTTTAGAAAGCATATCAGCCCTATCTACACCGAATAGGCTGGCAACAAAATACGATAATGAAATTTCCCAATTCATATCATATTTCCTAAGAATGTCACACACTTCTTTGAGTGTCTTGTCTTTCATATTGATAAAATCGTTTTTAAGTTTTTGGCAATTCATGGTTTTTCTCTTTCATTATCTGGTTAATTCTCTTTATCAAAGGTTGTTCAGTTGTTCTGCTTACAATCATACATAAGGATTTCATCTCTTTTGTTTCCCAGCTTGCAAGTAATTCAAACCGAAAGGATGCAAGGTAAAAATATCCCTTATATGAAACGTTTGGAAACGATTTCCCGGTATAAAAGGCATTGCATTCTATAAATGGTCGGGGTTTAATGTCATTGAATGTACAAGTCTTTTCATCAAACACCTTCTCTATGGCTCTTTGCACACATATAAATGGTTTTCCCTTATCATCTTTCCAAAAAGTAGCATTTACATCAAAGTGAATACCTTCTACATTCAGCCAGCCAGCTAATCCTTTCGTAGTGTTCTTGACATAACCTTTATTTCTCTGATTTCTCCACTCCATAGCCATACAAACTAAAATCCAACCTTGCAGGGTCAGAAGGAAATACTTTTTTTGCAAATTCAGTTACTTTTATGCAAGTTTTTCTTGATTCATCTACTTTAGGAATAATCCCAAATTCAACTGCCGACTGCAAAGAATGTGTATCACAAGGAACAAGAAGTCGAGAAGGAGAAAGAGTTTTCCATAATCCAATGTCAACTACACTATCTTTCCTTATCATCCATCTAAGTAGCATGTTCACTCTTTTATTTGCACAATTACTGTTTGGACTGGGTATCATTGTTTCACCATGCAATAAATGACATAATCCTTGGCAATAGTATGTGCATTTCTGAGAATAAGTAACACGTCCAAGAGCGTCTTCAAGATTAGGGTACTTCATATAAATGGAATGAAGTTTATCACAAAGGGAAGCAAAGCAATGCCAAGAAGTCATACGATATAAGCTCGTATAATTATCCTTGTATTTATTCCATTCCACGCCATATATATATTGAAAAGGCTTATTCCCCATTATCTCTGTAAGAATATAATCTATTTTGGGAATGAATACTGAACGCCTGCCATAAGCAAGCCAAGCTGCTATGACTGCCGCTACTTCGATGTCTTTTCTATCCTTAAATCTTCGTGGGAATTGTATAGGGTCAGACTTGATAAAACTCTCTACCTCATACTTTTCTGCAAGGTCAATGTAATCTCTAAACTTCATATTCATATCAATTTGTTATGTGCAAAAATAAGGTGTTTTTTTGAAACTTCCAAATATCTGGCTACTAATTTGATACAAACTTTAGTTCTTTCAGAACTTGGTA